CAAACAAAATAAAGATGAGTCAAAATATAAAAAAATAAAAATACTATTACAGCACTCATTGGGTCAAAAAACAGATAATAATAAATTCTCAGAAACTGAAATAGAAGAGTATGATGAAATACATTATTATGACGAGGATGTAGATTCGTTGGGTATGTATGAAATAACTAATGATGTGTTGAAAATATTAATAGACAATACAAACGGAATAATAAAAGAAAGAACTAATTTAAAACTAAAAAATAATGAAAAATTGATATTTTTTGATTATGTGAGTCCAAACAAAGTTGATAGAATAAGTTCTAAGAAATTAAAATTAGAACCAATTAAAATAATTAAAACATTCGAAGGTTTTAAAAATAAATTTTAATTTTTCTTCTTTTTATCTTCTTTATTTAACATCGCATTTTTAATCAAATCATTAAGATTTCTATTATTAGTTATTAAACCATCACTATTTGATATAGAATGATCTGTAGGAATAGGTTCATCCACTTTAACATCTGGATTATCTATTTCTTCATATCCTAAATCTTTTCTCAAAGTCTTATAGAATTTTTCTAGTTCTGTTCTTTGACCACTTAAAAATTTAGCATTTTCTCTAATTTGACCGATTGTTTGATTCACAACTTCATGCATTCTTGCAGAATTATCACCATTATCAACTTGTCTTAATTGACTTAAAAAGTTTTTTCTAGTCATTCTAGCTAAGAATATAGCCTCTGAATAAACCATAGCATCTTCCTTCATCTTATTTGATATATAAGGATGGTCTTTTAATTTAGGAACATCACCAAGATATAAATCAACCAAAGATTCCAATACATCCATAGATTGCTTAGAAGATGTGTTTAAATCTGATTCATAATCATATATTTCTATAACACCCAAATCTGGTAAATCATCAGGTGTGGCTAAATGATTAGTTATATCAAAATCATTTGATTCTGATTGTATTTGTTCAAATTCATCTTTTATTCTATTTCTTTCTTTATCTGATTTAGACATATATTATACTTCTGTTTTTTTTGACTTTTTAAAAAGTCTTTTAATATCTTATCCATTAATTTAGATCTATTTATGAAATTTTCTTCACAATATTGTTCAAACTCCTGATATGTTTCAATATCAATTGAAAAACCAACTTTTAATTTATTAATTCCAGACTTTCTACCCATTATAGATATATATATTATTAGAAAAAAATGTATTTTTTCCACTTTTTCCATTTTATATATAAATAGATAAAAAAGAAAAGAAAAATGGCAAAAAAGAAAAATATAGAAGAAGAAGAAGAAAGACAAATGGTCTTTACTTCTGAACTAGTAAATGATGCCACTGATAAAATTAATGATGGTATTGTATTAAAGAGATACCAAAATCCATGGTTAAAAGGAGAAGTTGGTATTAAAAGATCTGGAGTCTCTTTTAGAATGACTTCAGATGAACAACAAGAATATATTAGATGTGCAATTGATATACACTACTTTACAGAAGAGTATTGTAAAACCAAAAGAGAAGATGGTAGTATAGGACCTATAAAATTGAGAGATTATCAGGAAGAAATATTGGATAATTTTGTTCAAAGTAGGTTCAATATATTAATGGCCAGTAGACAGGTTGGTAAAACTGTATCATCTGCAATTTTTATATTACATACAATATTATTCAATAATGATAAAAATGTAATGATTGTTGCCAATAAAGGTGATACAGCAGTTGAGATTGTTGATAAAGTAAAATCTATATATTCACTATTACCATTTTTTTTAAAACCTGGTGTTAAAATATGGAATCAAAAATCACTAACATTTGATAATGGTTGTAGAATTAAAACATCAGCGAGAACAAAAACTCCAGCAATTGGTTTTACGATTGACCTTTTATACTTAGATGAGTTTGCACACATACCATCTAATATCATAGAACCTTATTATACAGCAGCTTTCCCAACTGTTTCAGCTGTTTTGAATTCAAAGATAATAATAACATCAACACCAAATGGTATGAATTTGTTTCATAGATTATTAACAGACGCTGAAAGACCAGATGGCGATCCCCAAAAGAATAATTATAAACCAATGAGGGTATATTGGTATCAAGTTCCTGGTAGATTTGTCACATATATTAGATTAAACAATCACAAAATGTATGAACATGGTATAGATTCTGATCAAATATTAAAATTATGTAATGATAAATGGGGATCTATGACTAAAATAGAAATGAAATTTGATTTAGATACTCAAAAAGATGTTATTCACATTTACAACAATGATAAATGTGTTGAGGATGATATTAGAATGTTGAGATTTTTAGACAAAGATGAATTGGAAACTTCTATATTAGCAATATCAGAAATAACTACTTGGAAAGATGAAGCTGTAAAAGATATTGGTGGTGAAGATGCTTTTAACCAAGAATATGGACTAAGATTCATCAATGGTAGTAAATCATTATTGAATGAGGCTATAATTGAAGACTTATTAAGAAATAAATCTCATTATGAATTTATGGAATTAGATGAGTTAGATAAACTAAAATTCAGTTATAAAGACTTAAAATGGGTTGATAATGATTCATTTATACCAATTAATAGAAAAATTTACAAAATAGTTATGTCGGTAGATATATCTGAGGGATTAGGACAAGACTATTCAGTAATTAATATATTTAAAATAAGTGAAAAACCAACCGAACTTATAGAAGAACAAAAGTTAAGATATAAATCTATAACTGATTTTTATAGATTAGAACAAATTGGTATTTATAGAAATAATTTTATATCAGTTAAGCAATTAGCAGAGTTGTTATATTTAATTGCATTTGAATATTTCAATCCAGAAAATGTTAAAATTGTTTTAGAGTTAAATAATTATGGTGGTACACTATTGGCTGAAATGCCACATGTATTTGATGGCAATAATCAATACGGATCATCTATATTTGTTAGATATAAGCACCGAGTTGATTCAACTGAAGAAAAAATTGGATTAAAAGTAGGAGATAATAAAAATTTATTGGTAAAAGATTATCAAGAGTTAATGCAAAATAAAGGAATATTTGTAAATAATGAAGATACTATTAGAGAGATAACTACATTTGTAAAACATATAACATCATCGGGTAATATTAGATATGCAGCTGATGGAAATGCAAATGATGATTCTGTCATGACTTTAGTAAATATGACTTCAATATTCAATAAAAATGAGTTTAAGGAAATGGTTGAAGATTATGGGAATAATAACAAATCATTTTTAGATTATGCGAATAAATGTTTGAGTGAAATAGATTATGTGGAAAGTTTAGACTATTCACAAGTTTTAAAGGTTAAAAATAAATACAAAAATAGATTTAAACCAAATTATTCACAAAATAATATGAATAATTGGTTTGGTAAAAATCAATAATAAAAATATCTTTAGTTAGCTTCCATGGTAACAGAAAGACCAGCATTTTGTAGTTTCTCTTTCATATCTGAGATAGTTTCATAATCACCATATTTAACATCACAAACACCATTAAAATGAACTATGTGAGCACATTGTGTTGCTTGTTCATGTTCGTGTTTACAAATTTTCATCAAACAGGTAATTACCCAATCAAAACTATTAAAATCATCATTGTGTAAATCCAATCTATATGGTTTAGATAGTATCTCTTCTACCTGAGATTCTACTTGTTCTTTTGTTTTACTCATATTAAATTTTTTATTATTATATATAATTATATTTTTTATCCATTAAATGTTTTTTCAGTTTTATTAACAACGTCAATAATAGTTATTTTTATATTTTGTTCTTCAGCCCATTTTTCAAATTCTACCAGGTGTTCTTGACGATCATCTAGCATTATAAACTCTTCTACCTCCAAATGTTTTATTTTTTGTTCAAAAAGTTTTAATTTAAATTTTAAAGTATCTCCACCCCAGTTCAGATGAACTTCATCAAATTCTATACTATTTTTATCCAGAATTTTATTAACATTATCAACCATCCCATCAACTTTTTTCAGACGACCAGTTGCTAATATCATAAAGTTTTCCTCTATATCTGAAAATTCTAAATACTTTGAATAAACCCATTTATTTAATGGTATATCAAAGATATTCATATCTAAAGTTTCTGGTTTTCCCCACCATCCTCTATGTGGCCAAACTTTCCCAGTTTTTTCTAAAAAAACATCTTTACTCAATTCTGGCTCAGGTGTGAAGAATAGAGTTTTGTCAAAATCAAATGATATTAATTTTTTATATTTCATATAGCAAAGATAGTATATTTTTATATATAAAAAAAATAATTAATGTTTATGCTGTTTAATAAATTAAATACACTTTTAATAGGAACTATATTGGTTATGTCTGTTATTATTTTCTTTTTATTCAAATTATATAAAACTGAGAGAGAGGATAGAGTTAGATATAATAATAACATGATTTCTCTAATAGAGAGTAAAAATAGACAACAAATTCTAACAGTGAATGAGTTGAAGAGATTGTATCCAAAATATGACTCAATTGCTAAAGAACTTAAAATAAAAACAAAGTTTATAACAAATGTTATTGAAACTAGATATGATTTTAAGGATACTCTCATAACTAGCACTATTATTAAAAAAGATAGTTTAAGTGAAAAATCATATTTTAATTTAAAAGAAAAGTGTTATAATTTAAGTGGTTATATAAAATCTGATTCTATTTCTTTTACTAAAAAAGAGTTCAATGATAAATTGACTACTTTTTTATATAAAGACTGGGAGAAGAAATACTTATGGGGATTGATAAAACTAAGACCTTATTATAATATTAAGGTTTGGAGTGAATGTATGAAAGATACAATTGGTGTTGAAAATAACATAAAAATAAAAGAGTAATATTGAAAAAAAATGATATTTTTTTGTTAATATATACTCTATAAAAAATTAAAATAAATATGAAATACGTTAGAACATTTGAATCATATAAGAGTTTAAAAGTTGAATTATCAAAAGTTAATGAAAATGCTCTTATTGATGCTGTTAAAGAATCTGTTTTACAAGTAGGTGATACTTATAAAGTTAGATCTATGGTTGATATTCCTCAATCACTTATTAATTCTTATGTCAAAAAAGTTAAAGATTCAACTGGTAAAAATCTTCGTCAATTTTTCGGTGATGTTGAAATCGCAGAAGAATTATTAAAATATATCACTTTAACTGGTTTAGATTTGGAAAAAATCCCTGGTAATGCTCTTATGGGTGGTGCTCAAGGTCAAGGACAAGCTCAACCACAAGTTCAAGTTGATACACAATCTGAAGCTCAACCACAAGCTCAACCACAAGCTCAACCACAAGCTCAACCACAAGGACAAGCTGAGACACAAGCTCAACCACAAGGACAAGCTCAACCACAAGGACAAGCTCAACCACAAGGACAAGCTCAACCACAAGGACAAGCTCAGGAGGGTGAATTTGAAGAACCACAAGGACAAGCTCAACCACAAGGACAAGCTCAGCCACAAGGACAAGCTCAACCACAAGGACAAGCTCAACCACAAGGACA